AGTAACTGGAAGGCATACTACGGAAGTTCTAAAGAACTTAACGAAGACAGGAAACTTCTGGGGAATAGTTCCTTCAAGAGAGAAATCATCTCCCTCCATAGAACAGGCGGAAAAGTAAACTACGAAGAGACAAGACAATTATTTTTAAATAATGTCCTGACAGAGGCCCTTGACAATGGGGAACCAGCCTTCTATAATAGCAATGTTCTCGGACGTTATTATAGGAAGGATTATTTCAATGGATCATCTAACACTTGATGAGATCATTAAGGATTCCCTAATTGATAGGTTGCATCAACTTGTCGATGAGCAAAGGTATGAAGATGCCATTGCTTACTATGAGGAACATGCCGAGACTCTTGCGGGTGTAGTTTAGTGGTAAAATCAGAGGTTTCCAACCTCCAGTCGAGTGTTCGATTCACTCCATCCGCTCTCTGCCATCATAGCACAGTGGTAGTGCAGGGCTTTTGTAAAGCCAAGGTCGGGAGTTCAAATCTCTCTGATGGCATTGGGTAACTATGAAACATGGTTTAAATCTACCAAGAAAGACTGCTGAACCTCAAATATATGAGTGTCCTTTTGCAGAAGAAGTAAAACCTTATTTGATGAAGTGGGTTCAGGATGAAGCACATATTGAAGTTAAAGGTGGTTCATTAAGAACAGAGAACTATTTTAATCCTCAGACTGAGGAGTTGGATAGGTTATTTGTATGGATGTGGGAGGTATTACCAGAGGCTGTTGAGATCTTAGGACACTGGAGTAATTCTTTTTATCATATGACTCCTCCTGAGTTAAGAAACTTTACTCTTGACCAGTACTGGGGTATGTCATATGTTAAGGGCGGAGGTACAGATGAACATACTCATTTTCCATACCCTATATCATTTGGTTATTATATTAATGTACCAGAGGGAAGTTCACCAGTTATTATAGAGGATGAAGAGATCTTTTTAACTGATGGTAGATTAGTTCTCTTTATGGGTTATCAAAAACACTGGGTTCCAGATGCAGAAGTAGATGGTAGGTGTATGATTGCAGGTGATATTACATATACACCTTTTCTATCTGGTATATCTCATTATAATATTAATTGGAGTTCTATTAAATAGATCAGATGTGATATACGTCTTATGAAATATAAGATACAAACATCATACTGTTGGTATGATTCTTATGGTGAAACTAAGATTGTTAAAATGTATTTCATTAATTATGTACCGTTTACTTTTGATGAGATAGACACTGTAGCATCAGAAGATCCAGAGGTAGTCATAATTGCCAATGGTAATAAACTATATACTGATACAGAGTTATATAAGTTTAGTCAATACTTAGCAGAGGAAGAATGTTGTCCTCTATTATATGACCTGACAGATATGATTGAGAACCCAAGTGAATTACCTGTAGATTAATGTTAGCACCTGATGATCAGAAATATTTTAGTGAGTGTGTTGATATTATAGATGCACAACAGATTGATATTGATGAGGAAAAGATATTAGATCTTCTTCAGATTGTTATGAGATGGCCTGAAGATTCTCTTGAGACTATTAATCATTGTGGTATGGTATCTAATGATTACTTTACTAATAGTAAGTACCTTGATTATAGTAAGTGGAAGAAGTTATATGACTTAGGATTCACAAGTCAGTTATATAATGTGTTAGATCTTACTTCTCAACTGAGAGAATTAAATGAGTCTCTTTATAAAGTGAAAGGAAGTTACACAAGTGCTAATTTCTATTTGTCAAAGGGTAGTACAACACGTAGACCAAGTTTTAATCCACATCATCATGACTATCATGTGATTATTAAACCCATTTATGGTAAGTGTAAGTGGTTGATAGGTAAAGACACGCAGGATATTGAGCCAGGACAGATCATAGTCCTACCTGCTTTCACAGATCATGCAGTTACAGAAGCATTAGAACCAAGACTATCTTTAACTTTGAACGTAAGTTCATGAATGAATATATAAATTATCTGCTCTCCATAGGTGCAGATAAGATTCCACATAAGGGTTCCAATCTCTTTGAACATTCTAAGAATGTCTCAGAGATGTTGTTGTCTTATGGGAGATCCATAGATGAACAAAAAGCAGGTCTTTTTCATTCAATATATGGTACAAAGTTTCAACGGTATGAAGTAACGGTAGGTAGAGATACTATACGATCTCTAATAGGTGGAGACTCTGAACGCCTTGTCTATACGTTCTGCACTCTGGAAGATAGAGTGAATACAATTCTTTATGGAAAACAATTAAAAGATCCAGACAAAACCTCCTTAAGATGGATAGAGTACTGTAATATTAAGGATCAGTATCCTAATGGAAGTATATTGAAGGAATTTGAACTGGTGTTAAATGTAGGTAAGTTTAATGTTTGTAGTAAGATGTCGAACCTGTAACCGAGAAATAACAGGGACATCCAGAACTCAGTTCTGTGGATGTGAAAATCAGATGCAAGTTACTGAAGACTCAGTGACAGCTGTGGACTTAAGTAACGTGGTGTTAATCAAATCTGAAAATAATCTTAAGAAAAGGGGTACATTGACCGAACAGGATCTAATATACCAAGAGCAGCGCCGAAAGCGCAAAGTCCGTAAACTAACTTTTGAAGAAAGATGATCAATCTCGATGCCAGATACCAATCCTATTTGCACAATCCAAATAAGGGTCTTAGAATAGATGGAGTACAGGAAACCGTAACTGGATATGGATATCATTGTGACGGTAATGATATCAAGGGATACTATGTTACCACTACGAATTATAAGTTATTTTACAACCTAAATGAACAGTTTTTGAAGATGGAACCAATGGCTAATGTTGTCATTGAAAAATAGTCTATATAATATATGAGAGGATTCGATTATGTTTCAATTACCTGATGCACAACTATTTTTCTACAGTAGAAAGAAGTTAGTAAAGAAAAATGTACGTGATATTGTTAAAGGAAAGAACGTACTAATCATAATGTTGCCTGGTGCTTTCACTCCAACTTGTTCTACGAGTATGGTGCCTGGATATGAGAAGAACTATGAGAAGTTTAAAGAATTTGATATTGATGAGATACATGTTCTTAGTATGAATGATCCATATGTTATGGATGCATGGTGGAAGTCCATGAAGATCAAGAAACTAAAGTATATGCCTGATGGAAACGGTGCATTATCTCTTAGGATTAATCAAAATGATGGAATAGCTAATGGAGATTGTGTCGTTGAGAAATACAACAAAGGTATGTACAAGAGGAACTGGAGATGTGTTCTCTTAGTACAGGATGGTATTTGTATTTGGAGTGTGGCTGAAGAGGGTCCTGAAAGTGGTAAGAATAATTGTGTTGAAGATCCATATGTTGAAACAACTCCAGAGGCTGTCTTAGCTGCATTGAAATCAAGAGATGTTTCTGATCGTGTTAAACAAGTTAATGATGAATCCAATAATTTACTTATTGGTGGAGCCGACTTGGGTTCTTCTGGTAAACTTGGTGAACACAACAGACCAATTCAAAAACCAGCAACTATCAATGAATTGATCCAAGAACAAGGTAAGGATTCGACAATTCCTGTTGGAACAGTAGGTTCTTCTGGTTAATGGATGTAATAATTACTCCTGAAGATCCTAATCTTCCATTCTTGGAAATAGAACGTGCTGCGGAACAATTAAACGGTAAGGTTACACACCTTAGTTGTTTAAATTCGCAGGGCAAATCCAGCAAAAAGATAGTTATTGAATACGATGAACAAGATAACACTTGAATACTTGGAGACTCACTTTGATGAGGTTCTCCAACAGACAGAGAGCGGTGCCTCTTTTTTAATTATGACCCCCGATGGACAAGACGTTGCTCTTGTACCACATAAAGATACCATTAAGATGGCAGTAGATGAAGGTCTTGCCATACCAATGGATGAAGACTATTTTAACACGATGAGGACGAATGACACTTAGTTGACAACTGAATAGGTTCACAGTAAAATAAACCGTAACCCAGATAGGAAAATGACTTTCATTTCCAAGTTCAAGACTAATTTAAATTTGCTACAATCCGCAGTTAACAGAGAGATAGAATTAGATCATGCTAATCTGAAAGTTTACAAAAAGGTTTTAAGATTTTATAGAAACTCAGGAATAGAATTTTATAATGATCCTGATGATGATTATGAACTTGTCCTTGAACTTCTTGCACAAGATTTGAATTAATAATGGCAGACGTACATCTTTTATTTCCAACCCCAGTCTATACTAATGATCTTACATCTCTCTTCAGTGAAGAGAAGAGGTTGGAACTTAAAAGAGCTATGGATAGTTTCTTTTGGGATAGAGATCATGATTCATATGGTAATCCTAATGGATACTTTCTTGAGGATGAGTATGAAGATGCTCTAACTAACATGCGTGAGTTCCAAGAGTTGGGTCACGTAATTGACAGGGAGATGGATAATTATGTTCATAATTTTCTTAAGGTATCTAAACGTAGACATTGTTTGAAGAGGGTTAATTCTTGGGGTAATAAATCTCACAAGGGTGACTATACTCATGAACATAATCATAGTAATAGTGATTTCAGTGGTGTTTATTATGTTAATGTACCTCCTAAGTCTGGTAATGAGTTGATCCTTCATGGATTTAGATCAGGTCCAAGTTGGGCATGGCCTAACAGGGAGTTTGACATGGAGGATATTAATCAGTATAATGAAGTTACAACTGAAATGGATGCAACTCCTGGCTCAGTAATAATGTTTCCATCACATCTATATCATTCTGTTGGAGTATCTGAATCACCTGATGTTAGATATTGTATCGCATTTAATTATGTTGTAGACGGTGAGTTTGGTGGTGGTACTAATTACATGAGGTTTAGGACACTTAGAAAGAATGAGTTAGAAATTCCTGGCCCACCAGTTCCAAGATGAATGTAATAGTGAGTGAAGAAACACAAGAAAAACGGATGGAAATCTGTAGACCTTGTGATAGATATGATGCTAAGTATAATCTGTGTAAAGAATGTGGATGTTTCTTGGCTCTTAAAGTTAAGTTTACTTCCATGAAATGTCCTCTTAATTATTGGTAATGTCTCTACCAGAATTTTACAAACATAATGCCCACCTCAATAGAATGATGCAACAACCATACGAAAATGAGAACGCTCCAGTCCAGAACTTTGAACAGAATTACGTAGATTTTATTGGAGTCTATCAGAATGCTGTTGATCCAGGCCTATGTGATTGGTGTGTAGATTATCTTGATTCAACTGCACAAGCATTTCCAAGGAACTATACTCACGTTAAAGATAAACAGATTTGTTTGGATGCATTTTCTCCTGGCGAGTCTGAGGCAATAATGCAGGCAGTTAATAATTGTTTGGGTGCATATGTTAATGAGTATCCATACCTTACTAATTTTAATTACGTAAGTGCATTGGTTTTGTTACAGAAAACCGAACCAAAACAAGGTTATCATTTGTTCCATGGCGAAGATCTTAATTGGAACATGCAACATAGGACTATGGCATGGATGGTATATCTTAATGATGTAGAAGAGGGTGGAGAGACAGAATTTTTATATCAACAACTTAAAATAAAACCAGAGAAGGGAACAGCTGTTATATGGCCTGGTAGTTACACTCATTTACACAGAGGTAATCCTCCTATGAGTACCAAATATATTGCTACTGGTTGGTATCAAGGTTCTATAGGACTTGCACAGGTTCAGACTGCTGGATTGAATGACCAACAGTATAGAAGATCTCTTGGAGAACAGGAACAGTGACAAGAATATTAGTTACTGGTCACAAGGGATTCATTGGTAGTCATGTTTATAAAGACCTTAAGTATGAACAGGGTTATGGTGAACTTGTAGATGGATTAGATAGACCAGATGACATTGCAGATTTTGTAGGTCCTTCTGGGATGTTCGCTAAACATTATGATTATATTATTCACCTTGCAGCCTATGCTGCACTGAGAGATAGTATAGAGGAACCAGAGAAGTTCTGGGAGAATAATGTAGAGAAGTCCAAACCTATCTTTGATTATTGTAGAGAGAATAACGTTAGGTTATTGTATGCAAGTTCTGCTGGAGCACATGTGTGGTGGCAGAATCCATATTCAATGACTAAGAAAGCAAATGAACTCATGGCACCACCCAACAGTGTTGGTATGAGATTTTTTAATGTCTGGGCAGAGAAGGACAGTAGGTCGGACATGCTTTACCAAATGTTACAAGATAAGACTGCAGTATTTTTAACAAGACATAAGAGAGATTGGATTCATGTTAAGGATGTAGTCCGTGCTATTGCTTATCTAATGACCAGTGAATATATTGGACCGATTGATATAGGGACAGGGAAAGCGACCTCAGTAATAGACCTTGCAATGTCATTAGGTCAGGGTCATCTACCTATTAAAGAACACACACCCAATGAACCTGATGTATTGTGTGCAGATACTACTAAACTAAGGGAGTTAGGATGGTATCCAACAGTAGATATACTTGCAAAACAGGGAGCAACCTGTTAGAATAAATAAAATGCGGTATGTTAAATTAGTATGACCGATAGTAAAAAGGCACTGGTATTAGGTGCTGGTGGTTTCATTGGAAGCCATATGTGTAAGAGACTCAAATCCGAGGGATACTGGGTTAGAGGAGTAGATATAAAGTATCCTGAGTTTTCAGAGAGTGCTGCTGATGAATTCATTCAAGGCGACTTGAGAGAGGTAGGTTTAGTTGCAAGAGTTCTCGATGTAGAAGGAGATTCTTTCGATCAGATCTATCAGTTCGC